TCTGCGCCCAGTAGTAGTAACTGACCGTCGCCGTGGAAGCGGGAACGGCCACGCCGCCCACTGCCGGGCAGACGCAGACGCCGACAGCATCGGCGGACGCGGCCATCGAAGCCGGGGCGATGACGGTGTACGCGCATTTGTTGGTAATGAGCGTCAGCACGGTCGTTGCGTCGAACGCCGTTCGAATCGGCGATGCGAGCAACAGGTGGATGTGCGTGTCGATGCCGGGGTCCAGCTTGGACGCCAGCACCGTGTACACGTCACCCACGCCGGTTCCGTCCTTGACGACCAGCGTTCCATCGGCGAACAGGTTGTCATAGACGGCGGAAGCCGTCGTGCAGAGCATGACAATCTCCGTCGCGCCGACCACGGCGGAACCGTAGTCGATGACGTTGTTCTGCGTGATGCCGGTGAACTTCACGCCGGGGGCCTGGCTGCCAAGGGTCGTGACGGCGGTGATCGGCCCGCCCTGCTGCATGTAGCCTGGGGCGGCAATCGCCACAGCGCCGTTCTGGCAGTATTGGAACTTCTTGCCCATCGGCGTGATGAACTGTGTGCCCAGTTTGAAGTTCTTCGTAGTGCTGTACGAGTACACACTCTGACTGGGGATTTCGCCGCCTCTGCTGGCGTCGATGATGCCGCCCGGCAACTCCGGGGGGGCATACGCGGCCAACGGTTGAGAGAGTCCTGTGTAAGACATGATTCTTTTGCTCCTGTAAAGTTGTTAGTTTCGTACCTGTTTCAATACGGTTTCAAGACAAACGGACGGTGCGGCTCGGTTACTGGCTGACGATAGTTCCGGCGCTGCTGAATGCGGCCTTGGTCAAGCATTCGTGGACCATCACGCCTTCCATGCGGACGCAGCCGAGGTCGATCTTCGAGTAGATGATCGTCTCGAACTTCTTGCCGGGGTCGGGGGCCATCTTGGTCGTCAGCGGCGACAACTCGGACAAGATGATGCCCTTGTCCACGAACGCGAAGGTACGCGTAGCCGTGCTGGTGGCGGCGTCCAGCGGCAGGCCGTTCATGTTGATGAACTCGAACCCGCAGAAGGTGTTGATCTCGCCCTGCGAGAGCGCCTTGACGGTGTTGTAATCCGAGTTCGTCACCTGAACGGTGGTGAGCAGGTACGCGATGTCGGCGGGGTCAACCGCCCACTTGCGGCCCTGCTTGGGGGCGTTGGCCTTGTCCATGATGTACTTCATGAGCCTGATTTTGTCGATGGTCAGGCCGGTTATGGTCGCCACGGCGGGCAGGGTTCCGATGTTGGCCGCCGTGCCGTCGCCGTTGATGCCGACCGATTCCTGATGCAGCGACAGTTGCGGGCCAAGCCCGTCCTTGCCGGTGATCGCCACGCCCAGGGCGGCGGTGATGATCTGCTGGTCAACGAACCGCCCGAAGTCCTCGATATCGTTGGCCATGATGCCGCCGGTCGGATTGAGTTTCATCCGGGCCAGGCGGTCACTGTCCAGCTGGTGTCCGAGTTCCCACTTGGCGGGCGTCACCTTGCGGACTCCGAAGTTGTTCTCGGAAATCGGGGTGTCGCCGTGAAGCTGCGTCGAGGGCTGAACGGCGCTGGGAATCTGCGGGGACAGGGTGTCGAAATACATCTCGGCCGCGCCGCTGAACGGTTCAACGGTGATATGCGGGCGCAGGACGTTGCCGCTCTGTTGCGCCAGCATGTAAAGCCGAGTCGAGTATTCCTTTGCGAAAAGATCGTCCATGTTGTACGGAGGCATAATACGGTTTCCTTGTTTTGGGTTATTCGATTGTCACATTCGCCACAATCGCTTCGGTCGTCTCACAAGGAGGTCCGTTGCTTCATTTACCGTCTGATGGACGTTGCGTGACTCGCGCGCCCGCGCCGGTCCCTTTCGGGTCGTCGGCCTGCGCTGTGCTACTCCGGCGACGCGCCCATTGAGAGCGCGGTGAATCTCTTGATGTCGGCGTTGAGCCGGGCGAACTTGCCCGGATTCTTCTGTCGCATGTACGGGTCTTTGGCCTGTTCCGCAATGGCTTCCTTCAAAGCGTTATCGGCCTCGGCGGGCGTCATGCCGGTGTTCCCTTCGCCCAGGTTGGGGGCCTTGCCCTCCATGAACCGCTTGCCGATGCTGGAAAGCAAATCGGCAATGGCCGGGTTTTCGTTGATCGCATGTTCCACGGCGTCCTTGTCGGACGGCAGCATGTATTCGCGGAGTATGTTCTGGACGATCTGCGTCCGTTCGGGGACAGCAGCGCCCCACCGCTTCGTGAGTTCTTCCAGCCCGGCGGCGTACCGAGCCTCCTGCTGCGTCTTGGCGTCGGCTACGGCCTTCTGGGTCGATGCGAAGTAGGCGTTGGCAACCACGGCGGCCTGCTTTGGGGACAGCCCGGCGGCGTGGCAGACTGTCGCCAGTTCGGTTGTGATCGACTTGTCGATGACGCTTTCCAGTTCCTTGGGAGCCGTGATCTGGTATCCGTCCGGGGTATCGGGCCTGCCCAGAGCGCGGTAAAAGTCGTCCACCTCGGTAGGCAACGACTTGTCGTCCGGCGGGAAGATGCCCTTTCCCTGCTTGCCCTTCAAGCGGGAGAGCGTCCCAACGGAGCGGAACACGTCCTTGATGTTGCTGATGGTTTTGAACTCGCCCAAATTTTGATAGTCTTCCGGGACAAGGTTCTTTGACCAGTCGCCCTTGAGCGAGCCGTCCTTCTCGATGAAATCGAGGATGGACGATTCGGTCGTCTGCGCCGTTGCTGTCTGCGTTGTCGCCTCTGTTGAGGTCGCAGTCGTCGCCGCCGTGGTAGTGGCGGTTGCGGTCGTCTCTTCTGCCATTGCTATTCTTCCTTCTCGGTTATCGCTTCTTCATCTTTCGGTTCGTCGGGGTTCGCCTCGACCGTCTTGATAATGTCCGAAAGAAGTTCGCGTTTCGCTTCAAGAATCACCAACTGCCTGTCCGTGATGCCCAGGACTCCAAGGGGGTGCGAATCGCCCAGGTGCGTCAACGCCCGCAAATGGGCAATCACACGCTGCCCTTGTTCCGTCCCGAATGTCTGACGGTAATCGGACAGCAGTTGCTTTCGCTTGGCCTCTTGTTCCTGCGTCGTCATGCCTGCGCTCCCATCAACGCCTCGGCGGGACTACCCGCTTCCGGCTTCTTGCTCAATCCCTTGTTCGCGTTACCAGCCGCCTGCGCCGCCTGCATCGCCATCATCGCTTGCTGCTGCTTGGCGCGGGCCTGTTGCTTGGCCTGGACCTGATCATCCGATGCCAAGTCCTCCACGTTGACGCCATCGGCCTGCGCCCACCGGGGAATCGCCGAACCCCAGTTCACATAGTCCGAAGCGTGGATTTCCGGGTTCGCGGAGTCGATTTGCATTACCTTGGCAACCAACGCCTGCGAACCCTGCGCCTCCTGGTTCGACAAGGCGAGCGCCATCGGCCCGATGTACTCAAGGCCAAGCTGCTCCGGGTCGATGTCCATCTGGATTGCCGTCTTGCTTCGTCCCGTAACCTTCATCAATTGCTGTGGCGGCATGGGAATCCTGCCGTTGCGAAGCAACAGCATGAAGCATCGCATAATCAGCGGCGTCAAAAGTTCACTCTGCACGTTCATCACCGGCGCGGCCAGCAATCGCAAACCCTCCTGCCGCCTCTGCTCAATCTCCGCTGCGGTGCGGTGCGACTTGTCCTGCAAACTCCCAATGGGCGTGAACACGCTCTCATAGAAGTAATCCTTGATCCTCTGCCGCATCTCGGTAATCGCCTGCCATACGGCCTGCAATTCCCCGGTCGCGCCCTGGTTGATCGGACGAATGCTGTCCATCTGCTGAACGCGGTTAATCGCCTTGGGGTTCAGGTTCACCCGGCCTTCAAAGCTAGACAAAACCTCCAACGGCGGCAGACTCTTTTTATTGCAGATGTCCATGAAGTCGGCAACGAGCTTTTGAAGCTGCCGAATGTCGGCGATGTAGTCAGTGCCGGGGCCGCGCCCATACTTCTCCGTCGCGCCCTTCTCCCATCGGGCGACGTGGAACGGCAACTCCATGTACCCGGTTTCGTAGACTGTCTTTCGGCCCTTGACCTCGACCACCACGGACTCGAACGGCATGTTCATGTCGTCGGACAGAAGGATATTGAGTTCCGTGCGGGGCCGCACAATCCAGATAAAATCGAACTTCTTGGATTCCTTCTCAAGATCGGCGGCGGCGGCGATGATCTCTTTGCCGAGGTTCTCCTCGCCATATTCCGCAACAGCCTGCCGCGCCGTCATCTTGAATGACAGGATCACGGTATCGACATCGCCGTGGTTGTTTTCCTTGATCGTGTACGTCGAAATCGCATGGTCCTTGAAGTTCAACTGGCCGTGCTGCGCGTCCCATTCGGAGAACAGGCAGTTTGTCCCAAACGTCACCAGCGAACGGAAGGACTGGACCATGTGCATGATGATGTTGGAACCGTACAAGGCGTCCAGCACAATGCCTGTGGCCGTCCAGCACCAACGGCGAACGGCGTCATTGCGGGCCAGCGCCGGATTGACCGCCTTGATTCCAAAGAACCGGCTGCCCGTGGTGACGTTCAAACTTGTCGCCAGCCCGGACGCCATGCGCTTCGACGATTCGACCGCCGTGCTGTCCAGCCGCCTGACTGACTTGTCCTCGCCGGGGGTATTCTTCGTGTTGATTTGATCTTCGCGCGGATACACCAGGTCGGCGGCGTCCTGGTACAGACTCCACCAATAACCCTGTTGTTTGTCCCGCTCTCGGTCGCGGAGCGCGATGATTTCGGAAGCCTTGTCACTCATTCGCGTACTCCTCAAGCAACTCCGCGCTATCCGCGTAGCCAAGGTCCACAAGTTGACTGACGCGCCGGGACACGTCTTGGAAAATGTCGGTCCTATACTGAAGCTCTGGCACTTGGATTTCCTTGGCGTCTTCGATCAGCGTGTACCACAGGTTCGCAAGGCTCTCCTCATGCCCGCTGATTTCGGCCACTATGGAATCGAAGCCGCTGCAAAGCGTCTTGCCGTCGCGGACCATGATGTCCAGCGGCCAGACGTGCCGATTGATGAGGTCCAGGCCGATGATCGGCAACCCTTCCGCCTCGGGCGCGTCCTCGACGTGCGGGTAGGGCGGCATCGTCAGACGCAGGCTCCCACACCACTCATCAAGCGGGTGGAGTTCAGGTGTGTCGGCCAGTCCCACGACCGCAGACAGGAATTCGCCCACAGGCATTTCCAGCCCTTCGAGCATGGCGTAGATGGCGGAGTATCCGAATCGAGGGGTCCATTCCAGCATGAAGGGTACACCCTCATTGTCCACGATGCAGTTAATGTCGAGTGGGCCATTGAACCTCTGCGCTTTCAGCCAAGGTTTCAACTTGGCAAAGGTTTCGTCGTACAACTTGGGGCACAGGTTGAACTTTACAGTTGAACCCATACACCCCGTGTTGGGGCCGAGATCGTCATTAAGAAACCGTTTCTGCTCCAGCGTGTTGTTGTACGAATTTGGGATAATGTTCCCATCGACACACCAAACCTCGCTACTGATTTCGACTCCCTGCACGATCTTTTGAAGGACAAACGTAAACTTGCCGCCACCACCAAGCTCCTTGTAATGTTCCAACATGGCGATCATCTGTTCCGGGGATTGCGATACGAACGTGCGGACGCCTTCCCGGTTGTCATTGGGCTTGAACACGAACGCATCTTCCTGGGCCTGAAGGTACTCGATTGCAGAATCGAAGTCGGCGAACTCTTCCCATTCCGGGGTTTCGATTCCGTGGTTGTCGGCCACTTCCAGCCCGAATGTCCGGTCCAGTTCCAACTCATCGGCCAGATTGGACGCGCCAACAACCGGGTATCCAGCGGCGCGCATCTTGTCGGCCTCCGCGCCCATGCCACTCATGTCGAACACCAGCACGGTGTCTTTGGACAGCCCCTTCTTCCAATCGTCCACGCGGGGAAGAATGCCAGAGTACAGGTTCTTGCCCTTCGGGTCTTTCAAGTAGAAGTCAACGGAGTGTTTCTCCAGCGCCAACCTATGCGCCAAGCCAACACCGTCACCTGACTTGCTAATTAACCGGAAGCGCATCGTTTTCGTCGCCTTCTTCCTGATACACGTCGCTCAAGTCTTGTTCGATCATGTCCTCAAAGTCTATCGGGCAGGGCATGTCAGCCTCCGAGCAGCTTCTTTCTACCGCTGCTCAACTGTTCCAACATGCCGCCGGGGAGCAGGGTCTTTTGAATGCCGCTCCGCTGCTGCGCCGCTCTCGCCACGGCGTCCGACGCGCCCGTGCCCGTCTGCGGCGTGGGGGCCGGGGCCGGAACTGGCGGCATTTTCGGTATCGAAGGTTTACCCATGATCTCGGTTCCTTCCAACAAAATTCTGCAAACAGGCCATGTACCACGGATGAACGTCATGCGTGATCTTGCACCGGCCATACCGCCCGCAATCGCCGCAAGACTCCTTGCGAACCGACTTGAACATTTCGTCCGGTTGGTAGAACTCCACGTTCAACTGTTCCATCGTCACTGTCGCCGCGTCTTTCATTCTGCCCATTCCTGTTGGTTGGCTATGGCGTACTCTTCGACGTTCGGGTCCGTTCCATTGGACACCTTCGCAATCTGCGTCGAGTCGGCGGCCATAGCGAAATAATTCAAGGCGTTTCTGTAATGCTCCGCGCCCTTCTTGATGTAGCGGTACACGCCGCCGCCCGTCCGCTTGTTGGTTTCAAGAATCTTCGCCGTGTTGCAGCATTGCTCCGCGAACTCCTCCACCTCCGCGCATCGCCGGGGAAGAGTGACCATCTTCTGCGAAAAGAACTTGTGGGTCCGGTCGAATATCTCCGTCCGGTTCGCCTTCACCAACCCGGTCGAATCGGAATAGTCCACGTCCAGCGCCGAGTTCTCCAGGTACACGGCCAGTCGAATCTTCCGACCGCCCTCCGTCTTTTGGTAGGA